ACACAAAACCATCCAAGAAGCGCTGAAGGAGTACCAGGATAATCTTCTCGCCACTTCAGAATACCCTGCCATCCCTTCAGACGCTGCCCCGGAGGTATTTAAAAAACAGGCCACAAAAGCGAAACCTGCCCTGAAACTTTTGCCGAAGGAACCTGATGCTTGATCGTTGTCCTCGATGCGGTTCGGAGTGGCAGCTTACAAGAGCGCTTTCGGGAGCACCCTCGGAATTCTGGAGAGAGTGCTCCAATCCGAAGTGCAACACATATCTGAATACCTATGTACCGCAGCCGCATCAGTTCGCATTTCACAAGGATTCTCACAGATTCTCCGGAAATTTTGGGGGATATGGCTCCGGCAAGACGTTGACCTCGATTGAGGAAAGTATGAAGCATTTCTTCATAACTCCGAACGGGAATACGCTTGTCGGAGCTAATGTTCAGTCACAGTACGAACAGACTTATAAAAGAGATCTGGAAAAAGACATCCCCGCCGCATTTGTAAAGCGGATCAATACGCAGAAATCTTATGTGGACCTTATCAACGGGCACCGAATTATCTACAGACCGTTCGACGACCCTGAAAAAATAAGATCGTACAACCTGACGCAGTTCGTTATTATCGAAGCGTCCGAGGTAAAATCTGCCACATTCACCCAGCTCAAGACCCGACTCAGAAACACTGCGGGAGCTACATTCAAAACTGATCCCGATACGGGAGAAATAATTTACGTCACAGCTCCTACAGGAGCAAGGATACCTGTTATTGACCACGATTGGCGAAAAGGCATTATAGAATCCAACCCTGATGCGGGATGGATACGTGACCAGGTGCTCCTTGTTTCGGATGTTATTGAAAAACACGGAAAGATCTTTGACAATTATAAAGTAAACGAAGCTGAGCGGGACAGATTTATTTCCACGCATGTGACGAGTACTTCCGCAAATGCGTATTTACCGGCCGATTTTATTGCCATGAACTCTAAAAATAAACCGGCATGGTGGGTGCAAAGGTACATTTACGGAAGTTTTCTGTATGCAGAGGGTGCCGTTTATCCGAAAGCTTCGGAATGCGTCGTTGAGCCGTTTGATATTCCGAAAAGTTGGAAAAGGCTCATAGCTTTCGACTACGGACTTGCGGACGACGCGGTTTTTGTGTTCGCTGCCATAGACGAATTAAAATCTGTTGTTTATATTTACAAAGAAGTGCGGGTGAACAACAGATCCGTCGAAGAACTTGCCAGGATCTATCACAAGGAAACAGAGGACATTCCTTCGGGCGGACTTGTCACGGCGCCTATTATCGATCCGAAATCAGGACCCAAGAGAGATTATGAAAAGCGTTCTCTTTCAGACCACTTCCTTGATTACGGAATTGCGTTCAAGCCCGGATATGTAAATGTAGACGCCAGGATCTTCAGGCTTAATACTTATTTCGAATCAGGAAAATTGAAGATATTCAATACCTGCGGAGCGCTTAATAAGGAACTTCGGGACTATAAATTCAAAGCAGATGAATCGCAGCACTCCGGGTACACAGGAAAACCTGAAGACAAAAATAACCACGGCATCAACGCTTTGGAATGGATAGCGATGGAACTTCCCGCAGACCCCAAGAATCTTGTTTACGGTATTTACGACCGCATGGGCCGCGATCTTACCAAGGAAAAAGCCGAACAGGATTATGGATACTGGGCTCTGCGTGATGATGAAGATTCTCAAGGTTATAAAGGCGACCACGAAAACGTATATGACATCGTGGACTATGAATACAATTATTTTTAATGGAGGTACGACTGGATGCTTGATAAAATAGGACTCACAATGCTTATTTTTATAGCGTTGATCGACGGGATATGCCTTTTATATTTGCTTATAAACGCAATAAAAGGTATTATAGGTGTAGAGAAAAATAAACCTGCCACCCCTGCTGCTTCGGAAGTTAAGAATGTGGAGATGACTAACGAAGAATTTATACAGTTTGCTGACGCGGATGCAGAAGCCGCTCAGAGCTTTAGGGATGCCATTGCAGGACTTAATGCATTTATGACAGGCACAGAGGAGGATCTGCACGATGTCGGAAAACAAGAAAAACCATGAATGGACTGACGAAGAGATTCTGGGGCATTTGAAAGAAGATTATGACCTCGGGCTCCAGTATTACGCCAGAGACCATAGGCGTATGCGTATGCTGGATATGACAGACAATGGAGATTTGTGGCGTGCAATCGGAGCAAATTTTCCGCCTTATCAGATCCTGCCTGATACCAACTTTGTCAGCTATGTTAAAGATAATATTCTTGCGAGTCTTTATACGACAGCCAAATCTGCTGACATAAGACCTACCAGCGACGACGATAAAGAGCTTTGCATGAAGCTCAGTATCGTACTTGAGAACTTCTGGGATGTCAATAATGTCGGATACAAACAGTTCCAGGCCGGAGAACGGGCTGCTCTGCTTAATAAGGGTGTCACCCAGGTCGGTTGGGACGAATCTATTTCTGTCGGAACAGGAGAGTTTAAACAGAAAGGTAAGGTCGTTCTGAAAAACATCAATCCCATGAACTTTATGCGGGATCCGTTCAGCTCCGACCTTGAAGACGCCGGATGGTGCTGTACCTATGACCGTTATCACAAGAGCGTTATTCTTTCCGACAGCAAATACCGCAAACCATTTAAGGAATGGCTCCAGCATAATAATGGGGTAGGTTCTACAGAAGTACTTCCCAACTATGGCAACAGGCGTGAAACTTCTGCTGAAAAGCATCATTATAACCTGTTCAGATGGTGGGTGCGTACTCCTGACGGTAAGATCAATGAGTATCATACCATCGATACCGCTGTGATCCTGTATCGTAAAGAAGACATCAAACCTTCCTGTTTCCCCTTTGCGGAGCTGTATTGCAATCTTCCCAGCAACGGCCTCATCGGTATTTCGGGTCCTGCGAAGATCTTTGCTAACAATGTAGCGTATAATCTTATGAATTCTCTGGCGCTTACGTCCGAGTATAAGAATCAGCGTCCGCCTAAATTTGTCAGTGCGCAGTCCGGTCTTAATATTCCTGCGTTCACGAGGCACGGCGCTGAAGCTGATCGTACTTTTGTTGTTCAGCAGGACGCCAGCAAAGCTGTGCATTATCATCAGTTCCCGACCATGAGTCCGCAGTTGCCCACTCTTCTTCAGAATCTGCAGATGAACATGCAGGATATCACGGGTGTTGATTCCCGATATACGGGTCGCGATACAGGCTCCATCATTACTACAGGCGGAACTGAAGAGATGCTGAACAGGGTCACGATGATTGACACGCCGAAGATCCTGAACTATGAAAACTATACAAAAGAACTTACAAAACTGATTCTCCTGTATATGCTGGAATATTCTCCTAAGAGAAAATATTTCATTAAAAAAGAGAACAGTTCTGAGTATGATACGGTCGAAGTCGATTTTCCGAATATTGATAAGTCTACGCTTTTCGAGTATGATATTCAGATCTCCAGCGAGCTACCCAAGAATAAACAGCGTATTGCTGCATGGGCAGACACGATTATGGAGAAACAGATGCAGTATCGTGAGAACGGAGGTCAGGTCGAACTCATGACCGAAGAAGAATGGCTTATGTTCCAGGATATTCCGTTCAGAGAACTTATGCTTGAACGTATGGGATTCCAGAGAGAAACAAACGCCCTTAAGGAAACCAGCCAGGTTCTGATGCAGTATGCTAACCTCATCGACCAGGGTATGGATCCGCAGGATGCATTGTTCAGCACTGCCCAGACTTTGCAGAATACCCGTCAGGGAATGCCGCTTGATCAGGCTGAAAATGCTGTGATGCCTCCTATTATGCCAACAGAACAGCCGGGCATGCCTATGCCGCCGCCGGATCAAATGGTATGACCCGGTATGCCCTCCTGAGGCGCCCCCTTATCGGGTAGGGGGCGCTTTTATTTGACAAATATTTTTAGATATTATATATTAGATTTAGCAGAACTGGGTTCCGTATTCCTTAATACGTGTAAGTTCTACCTCCTGTATGGTCGCCGCCATATAGATCGAAAGGAGAAAAAAGGTTGGAAATGAATTCGATGCCCTCTATTGAGGATTTTCGTGCAGCGTTCGGTATGGAAGATTCTGAACCTGCAGAACCGGAAACAACTCCTGTAGAGGACGAAACTCAGCCCGAGACCACGCCTCCCTCTGAAGCAGGTCCGGAGAATCAGTCAGAGGAACAGTCGCCTCCTGAACAAGAGCAGCAGCCGGAGCAGCAGCCCACGGAACAGCCGCAGGTAAGACAGGAGCAGGCCAAGCAGAATCAGGCATTCGCACGTATGCGTACTGAAAACGCGGAAATGCGTAAGACCCTGAATATGATGGCAGAAATCCTAGGTGTAGACGCCAGGCTACCTACCAATGAAATGTCTGCAATTTTGCAGAAACAGGCACGTAGCGCTTTGGCGAAAAAGAACAACATTGATCCGCAGATTCTGGAAAGACTGGATCATCTTGAAGCTATCAACGCAGAATATACACAGATGCAGCTCCAGCAGAAAGCTACCACAGCTTTTCAGAATATCCAGAACAACTACGGAGCAACGGACGCGGACCTTACCGCATTTGTCGATGATCTGATGAAAGAAGGATTTGATCTTTCAGATCCCAAAGCAGATCTCGAAGTTGAATTTATTCGAAGAAACTTTGCTGCGATTCAGAAACGAGCCATTGACCAGGCAGTAGCTGCAGAGCAGGAAAGGGCAACAAAAGCTGGCGGCGCATCAAGACCTGCAAAGAAACAGGGTCAGGAGGACAATTCAGAGCACGGAGATATTACGACTCTGGATGCATTGAACAAATTTTTTGAGGAAAATACAAAGTAATCTAAATGGAGGAACCCATTATGCCAACTGTTTATCTTAATTCAACATCTGACATCAATACCTATGTAGCCCTTGCTAATCGTGCTGGTTACGGTGGCAAGTCCAAGATCAATCCTGAGCTTTTCTATACGAAACAGCTTCTGGACACTATTCGTCTCGATGCCGATCAGTATGTCTATTACAGACTCGCAGACGAAGTTCCCACGCAGGAAAAAGCTGATAAGCTCCAGCTGCGCAGATGGGCGCCGCTGCAGGCGCACACTGTACCGCTTACTGAAGGCATTCCGCCGCAGAGCGATAAAGGATCTGTAGAGGTCTACGAGATCCCTGCCAATCAGTATGGCCGGTACATGGAGTTCACGGACAAAGTTGATTTCGCGGCTATCGATCCGATTCTCGCACACTATACGAAAGAATATTCGCTGGTGGCAATGGAGACATTCGATATGCTTGCGAGAGAAACTTTGTTCGGTGTAGCAAATCAGTACTTTGCTGGTGGTGCTGCTAACTTTGAAGCGCTGACTGTCGAGAGCATCCCGTCTATGACTGACCTGCGACTGATCGTTCTCAGCCTGAAGAAACAGCTTGTAAAGCCTCGCGCTAACGGACGTTATCATGTCATCGGTTCTCCGGAATTCTTCTATGATATGATCTCTGATGCCACGGTTCAGGCGTATATGTCCATCAATCAGACCACGAAGACGATGTATGATAACAGCATGCTCGTTCCGATGTTTGACATGGAGTTCTATGAGACCATGTGTGTTCCGACCAGCTCTGAGTTTGTAAAGAGCAATGTGCTCAATAAGAGAATGTACCGTATGACCGATGGTGGTACATATGCATATGCAAACTTTGCGAATGATATGAGCGGAGATACCGATGGTACCTATGTTTCCAAGGTTTCTACCTGGGTCAAGGATTCCCGTACAGGCCAGGATGCGTCCTTTATTCCGAATCAGCTTGTTTGGGACTTTGAAGCCTGGAATACGGCAAATAAGGGTGCGGATTCTCATGACTGGGTAGAATTTAAAGCTCAGCATATCCTGATCGTAGGTAAAGATGCACTTACGAGGACCGGCCTTGCAGGTGAAGGACAGGCAAAAGTCTACACGAAACCGCTGGGCAGCACCGGTGTGCTGGATCCTATCAATCAGCGCCAGTCTATCGGATTCAAAATCAACTCCGTTGGTTTCGGATCTACCAGACTGGAAGCCATCGTAGACTACATCTGTGTACCGTCTCAGGTCAACCTCGTCTAAGAGGAAGGAGCTTTAGATGGCTAAAACAAAAAAATTTGAAGACGCCCGAGTAGATATGCACGCTGCAGATAAGGCTCGGAAAGAAATGCTGAACCATTATACAGCTGAACCTAAAGTAAGTCGATCTCTGTCCCCACTTTATCAGCCGTACTTTGGCAGAGTCATGCAGGTCTCTGTCAACGGGATCACCATTGCTTTTCCGGTAGATGGATCTTCTCATGACATTCCTGAGACATTTGCTGATGCAATCGATGCCAGGCGTATGGCAATCGATGCGATGCTTACCAAGTCTCATAGGATGTCTCAGATCGCCACAAATGTAGAGCATTACCCCGGTGAACTTCAGATGTTCTGAGAAAAGGGGAGGAAACTCCCCTTTTTCTGTTTGAGGTTGCTTATGACTATAACTAATATTGTAGATAAAATAAATCAGGAACTGGCAGGGGAGCTGCTCACATACAACGAGTTGAAACCGTTTCTGGATCAAGTCATTGACGACATCAATTCAGATCTTGACGCATGCTTCCCGTCTTTTTCAGATTTTACATCGGAGAACTATCCGCAGTATCCTGACTATAACTTCTTTCCTGACAACTATATTCGCAGTGTTGTTATTAAAGGCGCTGCATATAAGTTTTATGTAATGGATGAAGAAGGTATACCGACAGCTCAGCAATACCAGTATAACTACATCGATAATAAATTCCTGATGCTCAGAGATTATCTTGAAGATGTTCCTGAAGAGTTCAGAGCGCATCATTATGCCAGTGTGCATCATTTATGGGATGTAGCGTATAAACCACGGTGGCTGGGAGATACGGAGCTCTAAATGGCCAGTGCTGAGAAAACTCAAATCGCATTAAACTATTTTAAGAAGTATCAGCGGGACAACCGAGTACAGAATACTGACGAATCTTTTACAGAAGGCCAGGTCTATACTATGTCCCCGCTGTCTTCTAATCGTACTCGTTTGCTTATAAACTACGATCTTATAGACGACGGTGGTGCTATAACAAATCGTAAAGGATATCGTACTACTGAATTTGTTGGAGTTCTTGGAGCAACAGATCTTGTTCCGCATCTCACAAATTATCTTTCAATAACCCAAGGCAATGAGATCGTTACTGAAGATGCTCATAATTATAAACTGCTTATTGCTAATTCTTTTAATCCTGCGAATACTGAAGAGGCTGGAACAAATCTGTATAGTGCTCCTGCGGAACTTTGGGTTATTGATCAGGAAGCTTCTTCAGATGCATATCCGATGTTTAACGAATATGATATACGCACACGCGGAATGTATTCTATCCCTCTTGGGTATGTGCAGGTTTTAAATGAATATGACCCAGAGCATGTTTATAATATCGGAGATAAATGCGCTTATCAGGGATTACTCTATGAATGTATCCGAAATAATACTACAGGAGAATGGACTCCAATAAATTGGATCGGTTATACTTATCCGCAGAATCGGTACACTGTTCCAAAAAATGCTGAAGCGCATAATATTCCTCTCACACACCCTGAGTATTTAGCCCGGCCGGTCGGATGTTTTGCATGGGATCAGAACTATTACAGTTTTAATACTGATGGAGAGCTCATCAGAACGCGGTACCAGGTTCGGGATCTAGAACAGGGTATAGACACCCCGGTATTCTTTACAGAAAAAATAACTCCCAGAGAAGTAACTGTTCTTGAATCCACAAACAGTGGATTTAATATGTTGTCCAAAAATCCTTATGTATTTCTTGATAAATATGAGGGCAGCACCTTTGTTTTTCAAGGAATAGCGTTGTATTCCGGTGAGCGTTTTATTACAGAACCTCTGCTTAATACATCGTACACCTTACGTTGTTTTTACAATGTTCCTGCAGGTACAAGATACAAAATAAAATGGCAGTTTCGTGAAAAAGACACAGCAGCATTCCAGGATATCCAGGAGCAAGATATTACTTTTGATGCAGAAGAACCTATTCCGCTGATCGTTCCAAGTTTTGTGTCTCCAATAGAAAATACAATAATACGGCTTGAAGCGTATAAGTGGGAGCCCCAATATTCTGCAGAAGCTACAGCAACAAACAATGCCTATGCTTCGGTGTATACGACTACTTTCAAAGAACAGCATCCTAACGTCGGAACCTACACATATACTTATAATGACGGAGTATGGAAAGACGATAATTCAGATACTGTATCTTTGGAAACTTACGGTGTTTCTGTATTTCCTTTGGAGCCTCCTGCAGGTACTGTCATTACCGTTACACTTAAAGCTCCCAATGGATTTGGAGATACTCCTGAAAAAGGAATCAGCATAGGTGTTACATATGTTAAAACTCCGTCCAGCACTACAGCCAATAGAGAGCTTCAGAATTATGATCTTTCTAAAGCTACCGGAATGGTTTATTGGAAAAACTATCTTTGGTTATATGGTGTTGCCCAGGCGCCCACAGTTCTATTTTGCAGTGATATAAATGAACCGACATATTTCCCTTATCCAAATAATGTAGACATTTTTGAAGAACCGGTTTTGAGCTGTGTTCCATTTAATGAAAGTATGCTTGTTTTTACAAAAACAGCTATTTATCAGATCGAACTTATGGAAGAAGGCGGATGGACTCACAAAATGCTCCAGGGAAATCTTAACTTTACAGATTTCAATATACGTTTTGTACAAGTTGTTCGGAATATGGTGTTCTTCAAATCCGGAGATTATTATTACATGATCGTTCCGAAAAAACTGTCATTGCAGAACGAACTTGCTGTTGCTCCGATATCCAAGAATATTGAAAATATGCTGGACGATTTTTCAAATGCTGTTACAGATATTTT